CATCTCTCTCTCTCTCTCTGGTGGGCCGCGACCGCGACCGCCGGCTGAAATCGGTGTCAGGATTCCGAGAAGTCGGCACCGCAGGGGCCAGCAGGACCGCAGGGGCCGGTCGGACCGCGCCCGCGACCGCTACCGCCGGCCAGCGGCCAGCAGGGACCGCCTACCGCCGGAATCCGCATACAGCCTTTATGTCTGTCTCTCCGGCCTTTGCCACACAGGCATGGCAAAGTATAAGGGCCTGCCACGAATACGTGGGAGTATGGCACGAGACAGCCAGCAGCCGACCGAGGACGACAGCACCGAGACGCAGACGCAGACGCTCCGCGACGTGTACGGAGCCATCGACCTGGACGACGTGGAGGAGCGCCGCGACTACGACCCTGCGCTGCTCCCTGACGGCGCGGTCCCCGAGACGGCAGACGACGGACGCGACTACCACACGGCGGCCTGGGACGGCGGCGTGAGCGACCTGGAGGCGGCGGACGGCCCCTACACGACCGAGGAGGGCGCACCCGCCGTGCTCGTCTACGTGAGCAACCAGGGCGGCGTCCAGGTTCACGAGGGCGAGGTCGTCACCTGCTCCGGGCGCGTCGTCACCGTGGAGGCCGACGACGGCACGCTGCGGACCGCGCACGCCGCCGACATAGCCGGGCGAGAGGAGGCCGTTCACAACCACGCAGGGGCCGACAGCCGCCACATCGGTACGATGCTGGAGGTTCGCCTGGTGGAGTCCTGGGACGACTACGAGGCCCGCATGGAGCGGCTGGAGGAGGTGCGCCAGGACGACGAGGACGACGACAGCGACGACGACGGCGACGACGACCAGGAGGTCCGCACGGACGGCGGACGCGACGCCGTGACCGCCGACGACCTGCTCGTCACCGACACCGTGACCGGCACCGTCCACGCCTACGAGGCGGGCGAGAAGCGGGCCATGTGCGGCCACCGCCGGACCCGCCGGAACTTCGACAGCGTGGACACGCAGGACGCGCCTGACGCCGCCTGGCGGTCCATCGAGTGCGGCAACTGTCGCCGCGCCCTCGCCGGTCGCTACCGCTCCGTGTGCGCCGAGTGGGAGGCCGTGCGGGCGCTGGAGGAGGACGACGTGGTTCACGTCTACACCGACGACGGCGACGCCGTGGAGGCCGTCGTGACGAAGGAGGCCGACGACCTGGAGGCCGACCACCTCGGAAGCCTCTACGTCCGCCTGACGACCGACCCGGGCCGCGTGAGCTACCAGCGCGACGCCGACGACGACTACCGGCTGCGCGTGACCGAGGGCGAGGCCCCGACCCTCACCCACACCGACCTGCTCGAAGAACTGGACGAGAACCCCGAGCGCGACGTGACGGCCCTCGAAGTCGTCGGCACCCACGACTACCGCGCCGACGAGGACCCCGAGGAGCGCGAGGCGCTGCTGCACGCCGCCGAGCAGGTGGCCGCCGAGCACGACCGCATGGCCGACGGGACCGGGAGCAGCGAGGAGCGTCTGTGGAACCTCAACTACGCGAGCGCCGTCCGCGAGGTCGCCTACCGGCTGCGCTCCGGCGGCTGGCCCGTGTCCTGGGTCCGGCAGAAGGTGGAGGCGAAGGTGGACAGCCTGGCCGACTACCCCGAGGAGGTCCACGAGGACGACGAGGCCGACCGTGACGACTACGCGAAGGCCAGCGGGAAGCGGGCCGGCTACCAGCAGGCCCTCGCGCTGCTGGACGAGTACGCGCCCGTGGACGGCGACGACGGCGACGACGACCACGAGGACGACGACGAGGAGGACCGGCTACGCGCCGACGGCGGCACCGAGCGGACGACGCCCGTGGACGGCGGCGTGATTCACGACGTGGCGCAGTCCGAGAGCTTCGGCGCGGGCCACCTGAAGGCCGCGCTGGAGCGTGTCGGCCCCGACGGCGACCTGACGACCGACAGCCTGGAGGACCTGGACGAGAGCACGCGAGAGGCCGCACAGAAGGCCCTGGAGGTTCACGCCATCGACCAGGCCGACGACCTGGCCGACGAGTGGGAGGGCGAGACGGTCTACTCCGACGAGTTCGGCGTCCCCGTCGAAGTCGCCACCGTCCACACCGGCTACCCCGACGACGTGCTGCGCGGCGTGCAGCCCGTGAGCGTGGAGAAGCCGAACGGCGCGACCGAGACGACCAGCCTGGACACGCTCGTCACCGAGCGCCCCGACGCTGACGACCTGGAGACGGGCGACCTGTACGCGCTGCCGGACGGGACGGCGCTGCACATCCAGGGCGTCGCGCCCGCCGACGAGGCCCCCGAGAGCGCCCGTGACGGCCCGCTGTACCAGGCCGTGCTCCGGCGCTCCGAGGGCGGGACCGAGACGTACCTGTACGGGCCGCACAACATCCGCCAGGGCGTCGCTGGCGGCGCTGTCTACGCCGGGTGGGCGTCCATCGAGGAGCGCACGCCGTTCTGGTGCGACGGCTGCGACTACCCGCACACCGCCGACGAGCGCCGAGACGACCCGCTCGTGGACGGCGTGACGTGCTCCTACGGCTGCGCCCGGACCGTGACCCAGGACCGCCTCGCGGAGCGCCTGGACGACGAGGGCGACCGATGAACGGCCCCATGCGCTGCCAGGGCTGCGGACACGTCCAGTCCCCGCCCGGGGCGTTCGTGTTCAACTGTCCCCGGTGCCAGGGGACGAACTGGACGCCTGCGGACGGCTGACCCCTGGGGTCTGACCCCTGCGACGCCCCGAGCGGCGGCCCGTGGTTCGACTCCACGGCGGGGCCTCCGACGGGACCGGCCCGTCACCTGCGACCATGACGACCGACGACCACACCGGCACCGACGCCGGCACGACCGACGACGTACCGACCGAGGACGACCTGGACCACCTGCGCGGCGACGTGCTGCGAGGCGCACGCCCGGCGCTCACTCGGGAGTGTCCCGAGGACGACTGCGACGCCGACGAGCACCACCTGTGCGAGCAGTACCCGGCGGTTCTGACGACCGGGGCCTGGGGGAAGTACCTGAACCCCGTCTACCGCTGCCAGGGCTGTGAGACGGCGCACACGCTCCTCTGCTACGAGACAGACCAGGACGCCGACCGACCCGAGTGGGGGCCGTACCCGCCCGAGGAGGACGACGAGGCCGGCGAGGTGGCCGCATGAGGCGTCCCTGTCCGTCCTGTAAGGAGCAGGGCGAGCACGTAGAGGAGGACCAGGCGCGGTGTACGACGCCCGCCTGCCGCGTGACGACGTTCCAGACGACGACGCCGCCGGACGCACGGGGTGGCCGATGAACGGCGAGGAGGCCCCGGAGGACCGCCAGCAGCGCGAGCGCGTCGGTGTCTCCGGCGACCCCGTGCCGGACCACGAGTACGGCGACGACCCCGAGGACCTGACCCCGGACGTGGCCCCCGACGAGGCCGGCGAGGGCGTCAGTCCCTCCGTGCGGCACCTGGCGCAGCGCCTCGCCAAGCCCGGCCTGCTCACCGACCGCCAGGCCCTCGCCTACGTGCTCCGCGACGTGGAGGGCGTGGGCCGCCAGGAGGCCGCCGACCGCCTCGGGTGCTCCGTGTCGAACCTGGACACCCTGCTCGGTCGCGCCCGGACCAACCTGGACGACGCCCGCGCCACGCTCGAAGTGCTGCAAGAGCAGGACGGACCGACCCCGGCGCTCGTGTCACTCGGAACCGACGAGTAACCAGCGTTCCCCCTTCTCCGCTTCTCTCTCGCCCGTTAGGCCGCGCCTAAGACTGTCGCGCTGTCTGACAAACCTTTAAGTTCCCCTGTTCCATGTGTCGATGTGTGACCCTTCCCTACGGGGTCGCGTGGAAACATGGCTACGACGGACCAAACGCCCCGGACTGACGGGGCCTGGCAGTACGGAGAACTGGCGATAGAACGAGCGCCGCTGCGCGAAGACGGAGCCTTCTACGGCGGAGGGTCGGCATGAGCGCCACGACGACGGCCACGGAGCGACGCGAGGCCGTCCAGCAGTCCCTACGGACCGGCGAGTTCGACCAGTCCGGCTTCGGGTCGCCCGAACACGGGAGCGTCGTGGAACTGCTCATGTGCGAGTACCTGGGCCTGACGTTCGTGGACGGCCCGGTGTCGGATGCTCGGGCCAGCGACGGCACGCCCATCCAAATCAAAGCGTGCCAGCGCGAGCACTCGAACGGCGGCGGTCAGACCGTCCCCGGTCGGTGGGACGCCTGGAGCGAGACGCTGCTGCACCTGCTGGCCGACGGCGGACAGTACCTCCTCGTCGTCTACGACGGCGACCAGGACCCCGCCGAGGTCACGCCCGAGAACCTGGACGAGTACGTGCTGGCGTGGCGGTTCATGGACGCCGACGAGTTCGGCGCTCACATCGGCCCCGACGCCTGGCACGACGGCAACCGGCCCTCGAAGGGGAAGAAGGCCCGCGTGTTCTGGAACCGCGTTTTCGACGGGGTGGACGCATGACCCTGCTCCGCGAGAGCGAGAGCGTCGCCATGCGCGGCGTGGACGACGTGGACCGCGAGGGCCAGGGGAAGAAGGTCGTGGAGGCCAGCGTCCGCCTGGAGGAGCGCCAGGGGCCGACGCCCGCCCGGCGTGTCGTGTCCATCGAGACGCGAGACGGCGCGGTCTACCGCTTCCAGCGGTACGGGCGGGACGAGTACCTGGCCTTCTACAACCGCGAGAACCCCGACGGGTCGGAGTTCCAGCGGAAGGCGTCGCTACCGGCGCACGTCGAAGCGGTCCGAACGGCCATCATGGCCGACGACGTGCTGCCCGACTTCGAGGCGCTGCTGCGGGCCGAGCAGCAGGTCGGTGAGCGGGAGTCTGACAGCTCCGACGAGGCGACCGACGAGGAGGTCCGCCGGGCCGTCGAACGCGCCGAGCAGGAACGCCAGCGCCGCGAGGAGTCGGACCTACGCGCCGGCTACCTCGTGACCGACGGCGGCGTGGTGCCGTCCCTGGACGGCCTGGAGGTGGCCCACTTCGCCCGCTCCTCGGAGACGTTCGACGTGTACGGCGGACGGAAGCGCCGAGGCGGCGACCTCGCCCACGCCGAGAACACCGACCCGACGGACCCCGGCTGGCTCGGCAACCCGTTCCTGATGGACGACAGCCTGGACGACGAGGCCGAACGGCGGAGGGTGATAGCAGCGTTCACGCGCTACTTTCTGGACCGCGTGGACGACGACGACGAGTTTCGGAGCGCGGTGGAGGACCTACGAGGCCAGCGCGTCGCGTGCTGGTGTCGCGGCGTCTCGCAGGACCGTACACCGGAAACCTGGTGTCACCTGGACGTGGTGGACGCCTGGCTCTCGGGCGACCTCACGCCCGTCTACGACTACCTGCGAGACGACGACGGACGGACGCGACTCACGGACTACTAACCATGACCGAGATACAGCGAATCGGACGGAAGACCCGCCGACACGTCTACGTGTCGCGGGAGTTCGACGGTGCCGCGAAGGAACTGCTGCCGGACTACGTGCAGTTCTCTACGTGGGCCGAGCGCGTCCTGTGGAGGGCGCTGCTGGACGAGTACGGCGAGGAGGCCGTGCTGGCCGCCGTCGAAGGCGCACAGGACGAGATGGACGAGGAGGACCTGCTACCGGAACACGACAGAGAGCAGTACGAGCTACCAGCGTAACGATGAACCGAGAGAACAGCACTCCGACCGCGTGGCGTGGAAGGGGAGAGAAGCGGGCGAGGCCCGCCGGACTCCCCGGCTACATGGACCAAAGCCCCGAACGCTGCGGAAGGTCCGACAGCGCCCCTAACCGGGACCCTGGCACCCTCACGTTCGCGGTTCGAGTCCATAAGTCCTGTGTCTGGAGGTACGCATGACGCAGGACCGGGACCCGAAGGTGTCCTACCGGATGCCCCAGGAGCGGCTGGAGGCGATAGACGACCTGGCCGAGCAGCACGGCGTGGCCCGCTCGGCGCTGCTCCGACGGTTCGACGCCTTCGGCCTGGAGTCGAACGCCGAGGCCCTGGGCGTGGAGGCCGAGATAGCCAATCTCCGCCAGGAAATCATCGACTTCGGGAAGCCGATAGACGACGCCGGAGGCTTCGCCGGACGGGTCCGCGACGACTTCGAGAAGCGGTTTAAGAGCGGCTACAAGCCGAAGTGGCTGGCCGCGAAGGCCGAGTCCTACCGGCGCGAGGCCGAGATGCTGGAGGAGAAGGTGGCCGACCACCCGGACGCCCCGCCCATCGAGGAGGGCGAACTGGTGGACGAGGTGAACCGCGTGCTCCGCGACACCCTGGAGGCCGCCCAACTGTCCGACTGGACGGAACGCTACAGCAACCCGTTAGAACGCCTCTCCGGCGTGGAGTCGGGGAAGCAGAGTCGGCGGTTCGCCCTGGTGCTCACCCGGAACGCCCTGGAGATGGACCAGGACCTCGAACCGCTAAACTCCACCCTCGGGACCGAGCGCCGCGTCCGGCGCGACGACCTGCCGGAGTTGGCCGAGGAGGACCTGCCGCCGAACGTGGACCGCGACGACGTGGCCCGGGTCGCCCGGGACCTCGCGGACCGGGGCGTCACCGCCGACGACGTGGAGGTGGACCCCACCGAGTTCGACCCGTTCGGCTGGATTGACGTGGACTCCGAGGTCGTGGACGACGACGACGTGGTGGCCGTGGAAGGGAGCACGAACGGCGAACTCCCCGACCCCGAGGCCGACGGCGGCACCGAGTCCGTCGTGGCCGACGGCGGCGACAACGAGGCCATCCAGGTCTACGCCGAGCAGGACGACGAGCGCGACGTGGGCGACCTCGTGGAGTGGGCGGCGCAGGCACTCCGCGACTGTCGGAACCCGCCGAAGGACGCCTTCACCGACCGAAAGAACGAACGACGCCGTAAGCAGGGCCGAAAGGCCGGCGAGCGGAGGATACGGCAAACGTTCGAGACAGACACCGGCAACTGGCAGACCGAAATCATGGACCAGAGTACCCTAACCCCTGACGACGTGATAGAAGCGGCACACGACTACAACGAGCAGCGAGACGCAGCCTTCGCTGGCGAGCGTGACAGCGCCCCCGAGGCCGTCGCCACGGCGAACGGAGGTGTCCGGCTTGAGTAACCACCCCATCGGCGCGGAGAAGCGCCTGGCGCAACTGACGGGGCCTGACGCCGACCTGCTCGGCTACGTGCTGGCCGACACGACCGACCAGGGCTACTACTACCTCACGCTCCGAGCGTGGCCGCACCCCGACGTGGACGACGCCTGGACGCTCTCGCTCCGCTACGCCTACCTCACGGCGGGCGACGGGTCCGACGGATGGACCGACGAGGGCATGAACATGAGGGTGTCCGGCGACCCGACGGCGTTCCTCCAGGCGCTCTCGCAGATGGCGGCCTCCGGTATCCCGCGCCTCGGCGGCGGGAAGGACCCGAGCAGCCACGACGCCACGGAGGACTAACATGGGGGCGCAGGGCCTCGCACAGCGGCGCAGTTCCCCCGACCTGACCGTGAACCCGTCCGACTACTTCGGGCGGCCTGTGGACGACCTACGGAACGCTGACGCCTTCGGACTCCGACCGCAGCCCGAGAAGGACCTGTACCGGGTCCAGTACCTCTACCTGCTCGTGTTCGGGAACGAGCAGAGCAGCACCGACTACGGAGGTATCCAGGTCCGGGCGAGCACCCACCTCTACCTCGAAGACGGGCGGGTCCCCATCAAGTTCCAGCGCGTCATGCAGCGGTGCGCTCACCGGGGCGCGTTCCTGTTCGACTCCTCGCTGGAGGAGGGCATCTACGGCGGCGGGGGCGGCGACTGGTCCGACGGTGGCGGCTACCTCTCCGGCTTCACGCCCGTCGAGAACGGCGCGGACTACCGGAATTGGGAGGTCGAACCCGTCGGAAGCGCCCAGGGTCGGCCCGCCGGTTCGCAGCCCGGCGTGATTCGGTGGACCACCGAGGTCTACCTGGAGTGTGAGGGGACGAACTACGCCGACCTGTCCGGGGTCGGCCAGGGCCTCGCGGACCCCTACAGCCTCGTAGAGCACGAGGAGCCGCCACGCGACGGCGTGGAGGCGCAACAGGAGTGGTGGGAAGTGACGTTCAACCAGTCCCGGGACAGCTACGACATACACCCGCCGGGCCGGACCGCCTCGAAGGACCGGGCGAAGGAACTCCACTCGAAGGACGTGTACCTCAACGGCCTGAAAATCGGGACTATCACGACCGACGGGCGGGTGTGGCTCAAGAAGGAGTACGCGAACGGCGACACCTACCGAGGCGACCACTCGAAGCAGTCCGTGACGGGGAAGACCGCCGCGACGCCGCAGTCCATCCGAGGGACGACGGAGAACCCCGGGAAGATAGCGAAGATAGACGAGTCGCCCACGGCGGTCCACCTGGCGACGGCCCAGGCCCGGCCCGACGACTTCGACCCCGTGGACCCCGACGAGGTGGACGTGGACCGCGAGGTCGTTCCCGGCGCTCCGGGCGGCACCGTCTACCTGCTCTCACTCCCCGACGACCCGGGCGACCCGACGCGCCAGGAGTGCCGCCAGGACCAGGAGGTGATACGGCACCTGGGCTACTCTGACCCGCCGTACAGCCACACCTACGCCGAGATGTGGAAGTGGCCCGGCTTCCGGTCCATCGTAGAGCACGGCGTCGTCAGGACCCCGACCGAGGACCGCGACGACGACCAGGCCGGCCTGGACGGCTTCGGAGGTGACGACGAGTGAGCGCCCCTGCCTCGGGTCCGGTCCCGCCGGGCCTCTCCGTCGAAGGCAGCGCCGACGAGCTACCGACCTCGCCCGGCGTGAAGCGCCCGATTCGGAAGCACTACGCCGACCGCTTCACCGTGGACCTGGACGACCACGGCGACCTGCACAGCCGGGCCGTTCGGGCCTGGTACTACCTCCAGCGCGTCGCTGACGCCGTGGACGTTCACGTATCCTCGTCCGGGGGCGGCCTGCACCTCGTCGCCTACCTGGAGACGCCCATGCCGTTCCACAAGAAGGTGGAACACCGCCGGACGGCGGGCGACGACCCGCGCCGGGTGGACATGGAGATACAGCGGTGGCACGCCGGCCTCCAGGTGGACGTGATTTTCCAGCAGAAGGACGGCGGCCCCGGCGAGGGCGCGAAGGTGAAGGACCGTTGCTTTGCCGACGTGTGGGACGCCCTGGACGCGATAGAGGCCCACAACGCCGACGACTACGACCGGGTGAAGACCCTGGCGAACGAGGGCCACAAAGGCGCTCCCGACCTGGCGCGACGAGCGAGGTGGGACGCATGAGCGACGGATGGAACCCCGGGGCGAAGTACCAGATGTACCTCCGGCGGATTCAGGACCTCCTCACCGACGAGAAGCGGACCGTGAGGGACGTTTACTACGCCCTGGAGGCCCGAGGCTTCGAGTCGGAGTTGAACGAGCACGGCCACGCCTTCAAGTACCGATACGTGAAGCGAGCGGTGAAGAAGGGCCGCCGACACGGGTACATCGACCCGGCGCTGATTATTGACGAGTCCCGCCGGGCCGAGACGACCGTGGACGAGGGCCACGAGTCCCCCGAGCAGTTCGTGGACGCCCACGTTCGCGGCGTCTGGAACGCCTACCGGGAGAACTTCTGGAACGACCAGGGGACGTATCTGGAGATATGGCTGGAGAAACAGTCTCTCGCGTCCATCTTCCGGCCTATCGCAGAGGAGTTCAACGTCCGCCTGGAGGCGACCCGTGGCGACTGGTCCGACTCGAAGGTCTACGAGGCGACGCAGCGCCTCCGTGAGCGGATACAGGCCGGCGACGACGTGGTGGTCCTCTACTTCGGGGACTTCAACCCGAGCGGGTATCACGCCCCCGTCTCGGTACAGGAGACGATGGGGTACTACGGGATTGACCTCTCGTTCCGCGACCCCGACGCCGAGCGCCCGGCGTTCTACTTCGACGTGTGGCCCCTGGACGGCCCCGCCGAGTTCGGAGACGACGCCGGCACCCTGCTGTTCGACCGGCGCGGCATCAACCTCGAACACATCGAACGGTTCGACCTGCCGGAGAATCCGAACCCGAGCAGCACGGACAAAGACCGCCAACTCCGCCAGCGGTTCCAGCAGTACGTATCCGACGGGAGAGACGTGAACGTGGAGCTTAACGCCCTGAAAGAGTACCACCGGGACTACCTGGAGGACCTGGTGCGAGACAGCATCCGCGAGCACATCGACCAGGAGGCCCGCGAGGCGACCGACGAGCGGGTCCGAGAGCGCCAGGAGCGGCTGTCCCGGGCCATCTGCGTGGACGACGACGCCCTCGGAGGTGGCGACGAGTGAGCGAAACCGTCGTCTCACTCCGCTACACGTTCTACTGCCACCGCTGCGGCGACGAGTGGACCGAGGACCAGGACGTGCAGGCCCCGGGTGTCGAACACTCCCCGCCGCCGGTCCCTACGCGCTGTCCGAAGTGCGACGGCGACCTGGCCGGCGACCCCCACGCCTGGGGTCGAACCTTCGAGGTAACGGAGGTGCTGACCTTTGAGTCGTGACTGCGAGCGGTGCGGGACGCCCACCGACTCGGACAGCATGGTCGTGGACGGCGCGGTTCACCGTCTCTGCGACGGCTGCCGCGACCAGTTCGAGAAGATGCTGTCCGGGTGGTTGAACGGCGAGGAGAAGCCCGCCGTTCGGGGCGGCTGTTCGACCTGCGGCGGCCCCGTCGAAGTGCGGTTCCGGTACATGGGGTCCGGCGTGGAGGTCGTCGCCAACTGTCCGACGTGCGGATGGACGGAGGAGGTGAACGAGTAGCATGGGCGAGACTGTCAACTGTACGGTGTGCGGCGACGAGGTGGGGAAGGGGCCGGGCGGCCTCGGCCTCTACAGCCACGCCTCGAAGCACCGCCGGGAGTACCGCGAGGCGTTCGGGTCCTGGCCGGCGGACTACCAGCAGGTGCGGGACCGCCTCGGGACGACGCACCCCGCCCACGACGACGAGCAGACGACGCTGTGGGAGTCCCTGACCGACGACGAGCAGGCGACCTTCCCGTGGGGCGAGGCGTGACCGACACGACGCCGCGCTGCGTGGAGTGCGGGACGGTCTACTGTATGTACCGTGAGGTGGCCGCCGAGTGGGTCTGCTCGTCGTGCTGGACGGACCGGCACGAGGTGTCTGACCGCTGGCCGGCCTAATCTCCGGTTGCTCTCACAGGCGCACAGACGGCGCGTGAGCGGTTCCGTGTTCTCCGAGTGGTATGGGTCGTGTAGAAGGAAAGCCTGCGAGCGTCGGCTACGTGGCGGCCTGCTCGTCGTCGCTCTCGTCTTCGGTCTGACGAGGGGGCCGGCCACCGCCTCGGTAGAAGTCTCCCTGGGGCGGCACCATGTCGTTCGCTCGGAGGACCCGGCGGTTCACCTCGGACCGCTCGGAGTTCTCGTTGACGGCCTTCACGATGCCGTCGTGGCCGTTGACCTCGGGTTCACCGAACAGCGCCCTCTCGTGGGTGTTCACGGCCTGGTACAGCTTCCAGGCGAACGCCGCCGTCGTCGTCGTCGCCGCCGCCGAGACGAGCACGGCGAGCGGAAGGACGAACTGCGAGACGAGCGTGCCAGCGGCGCTCATTACTGCATCATCCCCCCGAAGGCGACGCCCTCGCCGGCCTTCACCGGCTTCTGGACCGTCGTGTCGAAGTAGAGGTCCTGGCGTTCGGTGGAAATGTCCACGATTCGGTTACTGTCCGCTAATTCGTAGCGAGCGTATCGGTACGGGCGGTTTCCTTCCGCCTCGGTGACGAGGTAGAAGTTCTCGTACACCTGCCGGAGCAGGTATATCTCGAACCGTCCGTTTTCGTCCACGCTCCCGACGGTCGGCAGGTTGTTCACGGTGAAGATGTGCTGTGCTTCCGTAATCGGTTCGCCTTCGGCGTTTCTCACGATTCCAGTCACCTTTCGGAAGTACCGCGTGGGAATCAGCGTCGCCGGGACAGCACCGTCGTCGGGCTGGAAGTCGTTGACGACGTGGGTGGGTTCGAGGTCCGAATACTGTCCGTGGAACTCCGGGTCAAACCCGATTTCGTCCGGGCTGAAGGAGCCGGGACGCTCGATTGTCGGACCGCTCCACTCGGCGGCCCCCAGGTCGGCGTCAGGCTGGATGCCGTTGACGACCTGGGTTGCCTCCAGCGTGCTGTACGGGCCGACGTAGCCGGAGTCGAAGCCCACGTCCCCGGCGGTGAAGCCGGTCCGTGCCGTGCTCGTCCAGGCTACCGCGCCGGCCTCGCCGTCGGGCTGAAACCCGTTCACTACCTGCGTCGGGGTGAGCGTAGAGTACGGCCCGACGTAGCCGCTGTCGGTGCCGAGGTCGGCGTCCGTCAGCGTCGTCGGGGCGGTGTAGCTCACCATGAATCGTTACTCGTACCGGAGGCCGTAGGTCAGCGGCGTGCCTTCTCCTCCGCCGGACTGGCGAAGCATCTGGTAGTCCACGCCGTTGTGCGTCACAATATCGCCGTGCGACGCGCCTTCCTGCCGGTCGTTCGAGATGATGTCTTCGACGTAGGCGACGGGGACGTTCTTTGAACTCGTCTCGTAGATGACCGGACGGCGGAAGAAGAAGGTGTCGTCGTTGCTGTCGGGGTTGACGACACCCCACTCGCCGTTGTCGAAGCCGAAGCCGTTGACGCTGTACGGGTGCTCCGGGTTCGGGTCGTTGTTGTTGGAGCAGTAGTGGCTCCAGCCGTAGGCTTCGGTGCCACCGTCCACGTTGTCGTAGCTGGAAGCACAGAAGAAGGCCCACGGGTCGTTTCCGTCGTTCCAGAACTTGTTGTCCACGTACTCGAACGATAGGACCCCGCAGGCCCCGTAGTTCCCGTCCGAGGTGTTCCAGGCGGCCACGTTGAAGTAGTTGGCCCCGACCGAGATGAAGTAGGAAACCTCGTCGGTCCGGTTGTCCACCGTGCCGCCGGAGTTGTCGGAGTAGTAGAACAGGCCGTCAGGGTGGTGATACTGCGACGCCGAAATGTCGGTGTTCGAGAAGCTGGCGTCACGGTCGTTGCCCACGTCCCCGCTGAAGGGGTCGTCGTTGCTCGTGGTGGTCTTCCCGGCGGGGTGGTCGTTCGTGCTGTCCCAGTCGTTGCTCACGACGAAGGCGATGCCCTTGATTTGGTTGTTGTTCCAGGGGTCCCCGGTGTTCTTGATGTAGAACGTGAGGTACTGTCCGCTCGGGGTGTGCTCGATTACCCGAGCGTTGTTGTACCAGTCGCCGGTCCCGCCGGAGTTCGTCACGTCGGCGTCGGCGTCTGCGTAGTTGCCGGACGAGTGGCCGGTCATGGTGGCGGCCAGGTCGTCCAGAAGCGTTGCGGTGTCAGCGGTCTTCTCTGCTACTGTTGTCATGTTTGTTACCTGTAGGCGATGATTTCAACTGCCGGGTCGTTCTGTGCGCTCTCTGCCTTCTTGAGCCACATGAACGCCGTGTCGATACCTGCGTCCCCGCCGATTGTGAACGGGGACTCGTTGGACCGGATTTTGAACGTCGGTCCGTTCGTGTTCGGGTTGGCGAACGCCAGGAGCACGTCGTCCGTGGTTCGGACGTTGACCGTCTTCGCCACGATGCCGAAGCCCAGGCGTTCCCACTCCTCGGTGTCGGGGACGAGCACGCGGTCCTTCCCGGTAGAGAAGTAGTCCGGCGTGTTGTCCTCGTTCGGTTCGTCGGTCCTGGTGACGTTTTTCGTCACGTCCAGGTCCTTGTCCACCGTGGTCGTGCCTCCGAACTCTTTGGATTCGAGCACGTTCACGAGGCGACCGAGACGCTTCACCAGGAGGTCCTGATTGTCCCTCATGGTCAGACGCCACCTCCGGCGGAGACGCCGATGGACGGCAGGCTACTGCCTGCGTAGTTCAGCAGGAACCCGACGACCATCATCACGACGAGCAGCTTAATCAGCGTCCCCTCTATGTCGCCGCCGAGGAGGCCGCCGTCTCCGCCGTCGCCGCCGCCGTTGTTCGCTCCCGAGGCCGGGGCGTTCTGGTTCAACGCCTCCAGCATCTCCTTCTTCCGTTCGGGCGGCAGGTCCGAGTCCATGATGGACTGGACGGCGCTCGTGTAGTCCTGCTGCTGCGAGGCGATAGCCTCCGCTTGCTGGAGGTCCTGCTGTCGCCACACGAGCGCCCCACCGCCGACCAGGCCGGTCCCGGCGGCGGTAGGCTTCCACCACTTCGAGACGGTGCGACTCGCGCCCTCGGCGGCCTCGTCCAGCGTGTCGCGTACCGCCGGAGCGCCCACCTCGTCCACGAACCGCATGGCCTCGTCTGTGCTACTTCCGATTTCGTCTGCCAGCCGAGAGGCCAGCGCGAACTTTCCCATGTTTAGCTACCTCCGTCCTTCTGCGATTGATAGACGGCGAACCCGCCGACCGCGAGGCCGGCGAGGACGACCTTTTGGCCGCCCATCTTCTCCACGAGGCGCTGCACCTTCTCGGACGACGAGGAGGTGTTCACACGGGACGCCTCACGGCGGATAGTCTCGGTCCCGGGGTCGTCGCCGGTCGGACGCCGGCCCTCGGGTACGTCGCCGTTCTCGGCCCGCTGGAAGTACGCCTGGAGCGCCGAGGAGAGCGCGTCCGCCGAGTCGAAGACCTGGGCCTCGTCGGACACCTCGCCACCGCTCGCCAGGTAGACGGTCGTGCCGTCCCCGAGCGTGCTGGTTGCGAGGAACTGCGCCCGGTCCTCGGTCTGGTGGGACCGGCTGTAGATGTGCCAGGGCGATTCCTCGGACACCTTCGACCAGTTGCCCCACTCGTTGCTCTCGTCGCCCTGCTCGTCGGTGCCGCCGTTCTCCTCGGCCCACGCCTGGTAGGCGGCCCGGGCGTCGTCCTCGTTGGAGTAGTGCGGGAGTTCGGAGAGGGTCGTGTTCTCCCCGGCGCTCTCCGGTTCGCCGTTCGACTTGAGCGCCTGGAGCGACCCGGACGCCATGCGGATAACGAACCAGCGGCGTCGGTCGCCGTTCTGCTGGTCCTGGTAGGCGAGAACCCACCCCGACCCGAGGGACGCGCCTTCTTGAAGGTCGCCCCAGGTCGCGCCGGACCCGTCGCCGCCGTCACCGCCGCCGCCGCCGCCACCGTCGCCGTAGTAGGCGCTGTCGGCCTCCTGCACGGAGCCGAACGGTGCGGAGATGCCAGCCATCAGGCCGCACCTCCGTTACCGCCAGCGTTGCCCTGCGCCCGCTGGACGGCCTGCTGGAACGCCTCGGCGGACACCTGGGCGCGGGTCCGGTTCCCATCCGAATCGAGGATGTAGATGTTCCGGCCCTGCGCCCCGACTATCACGGTGTAGCCCTGGGCGTTCGAGAAGCCCGCTTCGGCGGTTCCGGTGCGGACCTCCCACAGACTCCCGCCGTCGCGCTGCTGCGTCGGCTGGTAGTTCTTCTCGCGGACCAGGGCGAACTGCTCGCCGGTCTGCGGGTCGGTGACTTCGAGGCGGTCGAACGTGCCGAGCGATTCGAGGAGCGCCCCGCCGGCCAGCGCCCCGGCGGTCCCGGCGGCCACCTTCCCGCTGGTGGTGCCGAGCATCCGCCGGAGAGCGCCCGCCGACTCGTCGCCGGCCTGGGCCGCGTCGTCAGCGGTCCGTGCAGCGTCGTCAGACGCGCCGGCAGCGTCGTCCGTCGCCCGGGCGGCGTCGTCGGACCCTGCGGCGGCCTCGTCGCCGCCTCGCAGCGTCTCGTCGGTCCAGCGGGAAGCCTCGTCGGTGAAGTTCCCGAACCGGGCGGTCACGTCGTCCAGCAGCCCGCCGGCCTCGTCGGCCAGGCCGGCCCCGGTGCTCCCGAGGCCCGCGAAGATACCGGACCGCGAGGTGTCGTCCGCCGCCGCCGCTGCGTCGTCGGTCGCTCCGGCGGCGTCGTCGGTGACGGTCGCCGCGTCGTCGGCCCCGCTGGCCGCCTCGTCAGCGCCGCGTGCGGCCTCGTCGGACCCGCCGATGAACGAGTCTATGACCCGGCTTTCCACCGGAATAGCGTCGTCCACGGCGTCCCCGGCGTCGTCCAGCACGGTGGCGGCGTCGTCGCCGGCCTGGGCCACCTCGTCGGCCCCGCTGGTTGCGACCTCGCCGGCCTCGTCGGCCAGCGCCGGGAGGTTGTCGGGGTTGAACACGTCCATGCCGCCGTCGGTCATGAGACGCCCGCTCTCGTCGGCGGCGCTCGCGGCCTCGTCGGCCCCGCTGGCCGCCTCGTCGCCGCCCCGACCGAGGGTGCGACCGATGAACGAACCCACGTCGTCGGCCACCGTCGCGGCCTCGTCGGCCCCGCTGGCCGCTCCAGCAGCGCCCTTGAGGCCCGCCAGGCCGGCCTTCCCGACTCCGGCGGTGCCGACGGTGACACCCACGTCGAAGGCGTCGATAGCGCCGACGGTGCCCTCGGTCGTCCCCTCGTCTACGGAGATTCCCGTGGTGCCACGAACGGCGGCCTTCGCGGGGTCTGCGACGAAAATGTCCAGGCCGGTCCCCACGGCATCGGTCACGGGGTTGTCCAGGGCGGTGCCGTCGATGGCCCCGCCGACCGCCCCGCTCACGTCGCCTGCGAGGTCGGCGGCGGCCTCGCCCTGGTCCTCCGAGTCCACGCCGGTTGCGAACTCGATACCCTCGCGGGCCGTGTCCTGCACCGAGGCGTTCGGGTTGTCCAGAACGAAGTCGAACCCGGTCCGGGTGAGCGTGTCGAACTTCCCGAGCGCCCCCTGGTCCTCCATCTTCTCCCGGGCGTCCTGCGCCGCCTGGCTGTTCGCGTACTCCTCTGCGCCGGTTACGTCGGTGGCGAAGTCGGCGGCCCCCGAGTAGGCGTCTCCCGCCGCGTCGGCGGTCCCCGAGGCGGCGTCGCTCGCGCCTCCGGCGGCCCAATCGTAGGTGTCGCTTGCCGCGTCGCCAGCGGCGTCTCCGGCGTCCTCTGCCTTCTCCTTGAGTTGGTCGAAGAAGCCCATGTTAGGCCCCCTTCCGTAGCTCTCGGAGAATCAGGTAGAGGAGCACGACCTGTGCTACCTGCATCCAGAACTCCACGTCCGTCTTTTCCCAGTCCAGAACGGGGCCGAGGGCCGTCCCTACGGTCTGCCCGCCCTGTCGCCCCGTCGCTGCGGCGGCCTGCGTGGTGGCCTGCTGGCCTCCCTGCTGGCCGCCCTGGTCCGGGGGCTGGTACTCGTCCAGGTCGCGGATTTGGTCTTTGACTCCCATGCTTTACAGTAGGTTCCCTGCCGCGATTAGCGCGGTCAGGATTTGGTTGACCGTCTCTGTGTCAGCCTGGTACTCGTCGGTGAGATACCGCTGTAGAAACGGGTCGATGCTCTCCGGCAGGTCGGCGGGGTCGGTTCCCCCGCTCTCCTGCTCGCTCGTGTCGGAAGCGGGCCGCCCCTGGGCGTCCCGCTCTTGAATCGTGTCGGAAATGACGCCCATGAGCGGATTTCTCCGTTAGAGGGTGATTTCCACGTCCTGCTCGAACGTGGAGACGTACTGGCCCTCCGGGTAGTCCGCGTCTTCCCAGGTGATAGCCTGGGGCGCGTCCAGCAGGACTTCGACCGTCTCGTTCTCCTGCCAGGTGACGGACCCGTGGAGGTTGATTTCCCGACCGCGCTTGAGCTGCGGGAAGTCGTGCCAGCGGTACAGGGGAGTGGCCCACGGGTAGACGCGGCCCTCCTCCTGGCCGAACTGGTTGACGAGGCGGAACTGGACTTCGCCGTCGCCCATGATGGGCCACAGCTTCACCGTGTCGCCGTCCGCCGGGTCGGTCGCCAGCGTCACCTCGTCGGTGGCGTAGTTCACGTCCGCGATTTCGACCTGAGCGCCCTGCGTGACGTTGTAGGCGACCACGACGGGGTAGTCCTGGTCGGCCATGTCCTCCTCGCCAGCGATGGGCTGGATGTTGGCCTGGAGTTGGACCACCGTGTCGTCGTTCGCCGTGCCGGTGATTTCCTCGGTCGTCCGGGGGACGAACCGGGTGGCGTCACGCTGGCCGACGTACTCGATTTCCGAGAACTTCCGGGGGACCTCGAACGAGATGATGGCCGTCTCTCGCTGCGGGGCCGTCTGGTTCGAGGCGGTCGTGACCTTCGAGGAACCGAGCAGCCCCCCGGTGTGGGAGAGCGTGTATTCCTGGGTCTGGTCCGCCATCTCTACGCACCTCCGCTGCGCTGGCTGGCGGACTTGACGGCCTGCGTCTCGCCTTCGGTGAGGTCGTCGTGGTCCACGATTTCGACGGCCTTCCCGAAGTCGGAAGTGTCGTCACCGAGCGTGAACCGCGACCGTTCGGCGTCGTAGCCGTTCGCCCCGTCGGGAACGTCCACGAACACCTTGACGATTTCCCGCTCGTCCACCATGAGGGACTTCGCCGTCTTCCTCATGTAGTCCGGGTCGGTTCGCATCTTGTTGTAGTTGAACCGGCCCAGGGTGTCGTTGAAGATGATGCCGTCTCCGAGGGGGTTGCCCTGACGGTCGCACTTCTGGACGATGACCCGGGTGGACGGGTCCAGCTTCTCGCCGTTCGAGTCGCGGAACTCCGGTGCGATAGGAGTCCCGGCGTCCACGGCGATTACGTACCCGTCGGGACCCTCGATAGTGAGGGCCGGGGTGTTCGGGTCGCCTGCGGCCACGTCCTGCTCCGAGATGAACGGCTGGCCGTCGTACAGGCTGATTTGCTTCTCTGCGGACAGATTGCCGATGTTACCCATGAATTGATACCTCCGTTAGACTACCCCGAACTCGCGGAGCATGACACGCACCGACGTTGCGGTGGAGCCGAGCGCGAGCGGCTTCCCGTACTTCTTGGGAAGGACGATGAGGACGAGCATCGCCGCGACAGCGGAGTAAATCGCGTCTCCGCCTTTGACCGAAATGTCACGGACGTTGCTGCGAAGGTACGACGTTACGACTTGTGCGAGCAGCGAACCCACGACGACGAGGACCGCCGACTTCAGGAACGAAGCCGAGGTCATGGTCGAAGTGGCCCTGCTGACGTTGATAGACGCCATGCGACCCGGAGTTTCAACCCCGCTCTAAAATACGGTCCAATTAATTGGGATTGGTCAGAATTGGCGGCGGCAGAGCAAATCATTATCACGGGACGGCGGTAATTGGCGGGTAGTTGGTAGTCTCGCCCCCTACCGAGGCCCGCCAACTCCCCGGCTACGCATGGCGATTACAAACCTGACCTACACGGCGAGCGGGTGGTATCGTGATTGAACCCTGCCAATACTGCGCCTCGGAGCGCGTGGCGGCGGTTCTGGACAAACGTATCGAGAAGTCCCCGACGGCGGGGAACAAGTACCGGAAACGGTGTCTCGCCTGTTCTCGGTGGCTTCCGATGTGCTCCGCTGGAGACTTTCAGACGGCGGAGCACCAGCACGTTCTCCCGGCGGACGTGGACCCCGACGACGAGGACCCGACGGTCCCCGCCGAGGAGTTCACCGGGACCGTGGACGGCCTGGCGACGGCGGCGAGCAGCGACGACGCGCCCACGGCCATGACCGACGGCGGCGAGGACCTGGGCGACCAGGACGACGAGGAGCACGACGACGTAAACGAGTTCGACTGTCCCGAGTGCGACACCCACCTGACCGGCTACCCCGACGAGTGCCCGGAGTGTGGCGTGCCGTACCGCTGGAACAACGACGAGGACTAACTACATGGGAGACACACCTGCGGTTGACGAGATTCGAGAGAGCGAACAGGGCGGCAACGACGGCGGCGCTGGCGACGGTGACGGCGGCGCAGACGGCGGCGACGGTGGCGGCGGGATGTTCGACGGCGGTATCCCGACGTTCGGCCTCACGCGGCGGCAACTGCTTCTAATCGGCCTCGTGGTCGTGGCCGTCCTGGCGTGGAAGGCGAAGCAGTCCAGCAGCGACGCCGAGAGCGGCACGCAGGCCGGCGAGGAAATCGAGAAGGCCCGCAACCCGGACCTGGGCGACGTGACGGTCACGGAGGACGAGGACGCCGAGGACGTGGAGGTCGTGCTGCCGGCGAACCCCGACGACGAACTGGAGAAGGACCAGGCCATCATCGACTACTTCAAAGAATCCGGCCACATCTCCGGGGGTGACGACGACTAATGGCGGCCCCGGAAGTGGCTACCGAATCCGGGGACGGCGGCCCGGAATTGGCGGACGACGACGAACCGGAGGAGGAGGCGGGCGAATCGCTGGACGCCGCCGAGGAATTGGCGGAGGAGGCCGCCGAGGAGAGCGACGCCCCCGAACCCGAGGGAGAGCCGAACGTGGAGGAGGCCGAACTGTCCGACGACGACCTCACCGGGAGCGCGTCGGACCTGTTCACCGGGACCGAAGACGCCACGAGCGGCGACGGTGACGACGGCGGCGACGGTGACGACGGCGACGACGAGGGCGACGCAGACGGCGACGCCCTGGACGCTCTCGGCCAGCGTGGCGAGAGCATGGAGGAGGCCATCAACGACGGGGCGGCCCGCCTCGCGGTGGTCGGCCTGGACGACGACGACGACGAGAAGGAGGGCCTTCAAGACGAGTTCACCGAGGTTTTCGAGGCGTTCCGCCTCGGATACTTCGGTTCTCGGTTCATGGAGGAGTACGTCTTCACCGACGACGACGAGGAGGTGGACCCGACCTGGGGCCTGCTCGGTGCCATGCTCTGCTGCGGCGCGTTCATCGTCTGGATGCGCCCCGACGGAGACGAGATGGTCGGGAAGGCGAAAGACGCCGTAGAGGGCATCATCGGAGGTGACTTGCCATGAGCGAGGTCTACGTCTCCGAGTGCTGCGGCGCGGTGTTCGTCCCCGGTCACGGACCGGACAACCTGCACGACGCCGAGCAGGGCGTCCGCCTCGTGCTCGAACGGAGAACAGAGGACAGCCCGGTGTTCGCTCACGGCTGCGAAATCGCTTCTCGGAGCGAGGAGTGGCAGCGCGTTCACCGCGTCACGAACACCGAGGCGACGCTGTACGACGCCATGCGGGCCGGTGACTGTCCCTGCTGCGGGGACTCGGTGCCGGGGCTTCACCTGCTGCTGGAGGTGCCGGAGCAGGTTACGAAGTTCATGCCGGCGGCCCAGGGAGGTGGTCGCGGTGAGTAACGGCCTGGACGCCCTCGGCGGTATCGACATGAACCCCCGGAAGATGGCCCGCCAAATGCGGAACCCGGAGGGTATCGCGCAGATGCTCACCGACGCCGGGCCGACCGGGGACTCTCCGGCGGAAATCTTCGCGGACATAGTGAACGTCCATCGGGCCGATATTCGCCGTCTCGGCCTCGCTCTCGGCGTTGACGTGGAGGCCGAGATTATGAGTCCCGAGCGGGCCGGCGAACTGCTCGCCGGGACCGTGGCCGGCGACGGGGTGGAACTCGTCGTCATGTTCAACGAGATGGCCGAGAAGCGGGACCGACTGCTCCGCGAAGCCCTGGACGACGAGGAGCACGCGGCCTTCATGGAGGGGAAGAAGGCCATGATGAACACCGGAGAGCCGGGCGACTTCTCCGAGGCCGACGAGGAGGAGTAGATGGCCCGGGTGACGGTGCTCGGTCGGTCGGGGACGGGGAAGTCCTACTACACCGGCTACCTGCTGGAGCAGGTCGTTCCCGACTTCGACTACGCGGTTCACTTCGACATAGAGGACGAGGAGAAGGGCTTGAGCGACGCCGACCACGACCCGCTCTATAAGACCCTCTACGTGGACCGTGAGACGGCTGCCTCTATCTCCTGGGTGAAGGCCATCTACAACCACCGGAAACTCCGTGTGGTCCCCGAGGGCCTGACGACCGAGGAGCAGCGCGAGGTCTACGCGCAGATAGCCGAGGCGGCCATGAAGCTGTGTAAGGACGCGACGCCGAAGGCGACGGCGTTCGTGTCCTGCGACGAGGCCCACAACATCGTCAAACAGAACGCCTTTGACGACCGTGTGGAGCGGATGATAACCGGCGGACGGAAGCACGGCGTGGAGTGCCTGCACATCTCGCAGCGCCCGCAGCTACTCCACACGACGGTTATCAGCCAGGCCGACCGGCGCGTCTACTTCGCCATCTCCGACGACAACGACCTGGGGAAGATAGACCGCCAGGCCGGCTTCCCGGCGGCCCGGTTGAAGGACCTGCCGGCCCGGGTCTGTATCGTGGAAAACAAAGACTCCGGCGAGCACGAGAAGCTGGACACGAACGGGATAGGTCGCCAGCGTCCACACTACAGCGGAGACGACGGCCTCGTGGACGACAAGCTGCCTGTGTGACCTCTCGTACCTTTTCGGAAAGAAAACTCGTCAGCGGCGTCTCTCGCCCTCTCAGAGCATCCGGTTCAAATCAGGTGCGTAGAGGGACGAGATTATCCACTCCTCGTCGTTGAAGCCGTCTCGGACCACGAGCGCCTTCACCTCGTCCACCTCGGAGGGGTCGCCGCCGACGGTCCACTCTCCCTCGTCGCCGTGCGTCCGGCGTTCCCACTCCATCGGGCCGGTGAGCGGCTTCCACTCGTCGGCGTCGGGGTCCCGAACGCGCTCCTCACGAACCGCCGGCAGGTCGTCGTCAGGCACGGACCTGGGCCTCCTGAATCACGGCGGCGTTGTTCGCCACGATGAACAGGCCGAGCAGCAGCAGGCCGAGCGGGATACCGGCGCGGTACTCCTTCGGCGTCTTCTGGTAGCCGACCCAGGCGACGCCGAACGCGAGCGCCTTCACCGCCACCATAGCCTCGCTGCCGCCGACGCCCAGGACGACCTCGGACAGCGGGTGCGACTCCTCCACGCCCTCCTGCTGGAGTCCGATGTGCGTGGTCGCCACGTCGCCCACTCCGAACGTGAGCAGCGCCCCGACCCACAGGGCCGTCTCGGGGTCCAGGTCGGCGGGGAGCACGTCGGCGGTCGGTTCGACGGCGCTCACGAGTCACCGCCTCCCTTCGCGTTCCGAGCGGCACGCAGCGCCGACTCTCCGAACACCCAGGCCACCGAGGCGAGCGTCGCCAGGCCGAACGTCGCGGTCGCCCACAGCGGGGCCTCGCCGCCTCGCCAGGTGTAGGCGAGCACGACGGCGCAGGAGGTCCCGACGAGCAGCAGCGCCGAGAGCGACCCGGTGTGTTCCCACCGCGTTTTGGTGCTCTTGGTCGTGTTCTCGTCGTCGTCGGCCATGTTAGACCTCCTCCGTCGGGTCGTAGGGGTCGGCCTTCCAGTCGAACGAGAGCGAGACGCCCGACGACTCCGCCGTGATGGGGCCGCCGAGTTCGGCCACCTCCGGCACGCCGTCCACGCCGTCGAAGTCGATGGGTTCCTGGCCGTAGGCGTCCCGTATGTCGTTGATGATGGCCGCCGCCTCCTCGGCGTCGCCCCGGTGCTCGTCGCGGTACTCGGTGGCCTCCTCCACGGCCTCGCGGCCCTCCTTGATGCCGCGTTTGTAGACGCTCCAGTTCTTCTTGAGTGCCGACAGCGCCGGTCCGGGGAGGTCGCCGTCCGGGTCGGCCTCGCGGGCCGCTTCGACGGCCTTCCGGTGCTCCTCGGCCTTCCCACGGTCGCCCGTGGTCGGCGTCGGGTCCGGGGTCGGCGTGTCGTTGTCGTCGGCGTCGTCGGCGGCGTCGTCCTGCTCGGGTTCGAGGTCCAGCGCACGGCGCACCTGGAGTGCCGAGGCGTCCCCGACGCCCTGGAGGTCCGTCACGTCGTCGGCCCCCGCAGCGGCGGACTGCACGGCCTCCAGCGTGTCGTACTGGTCGGCCAGGTTGTGAGCGACGACGTTGTTCACGCCCCGGTCGCGGAGTTCGTCGGCCAGGTCCTCGGTCGCCGTCTCCTCGGCCTGCTCCATGTCCTCCGCGACGGTCGCCTCGGGGTCGGCCCCGACGGCTTCCATGAGGCTCACGCGGCCCTGCTTCGCCGGCATGGCGTTGAGCGCCTTCTGCCAGGTGTCGGAGTTGGCCCGATTCCGGTACGCCTCTTTGGCGTCCCCGATGTTGGAGAGGCCGAGCGCCACCAGGTCGTCGTAGGTCGCGGACCCGATGCCCTTCAACTCGTCCAGCCACGGCTGGTCCTCCGCCGGGGTGCCGTCGTCGGAGAGGTCCAGGTTCTTCCGCGCCCACTCCTCCCCGAACACCGCCATCTTCGCCTCTTTCGCGGTGTCTACCCGGGCCGGGATGTAGTCTTCCGGTGCTCGGACCCCGGCGTCGTCGGCGTCGAACTTCGCCACCTCCTCGGCGGGGACCGGACCCTCCAGGCGGTCGCTGTCCAGGTCGGCCCGCGTCTCGTCGTACTCGGGGTACGTGTCGCCGTCGGACATGGGAACCTCCATGCCGGCGCTGTTGTGGGGGCGGCGGAGTCGCACGGACTTCTTGTTCACCCGCTTCACGCCCCACAGAGCGTTGCCGTACACCGTGTCCGACCAGAACGCCAGGTCCCCCTTCTCGAACGTCTCACGGCGCTCCTCGCGCTTCTCCTGGCGCTGCTGCTCGTTCTGCTCTCCGACCGAGGTGCCGATGGCCTGGAGCGCCCGCTGCTTCGCCCCGTTCGCGGCGGACCGTATCTTGTCGATAGCCTCGTCCAGTTCCTCCTTCCCGTCCCGGGCGTACTGCGCCGTCTTCTTCGCCTTCTTGCTCGGGTAGTTCGACGGGCCGGCCTCCATCGTGGACGGGATTTCCTGCTCGCGCCGCTTCTTCCCCATCCAGTCGTTGAATCGGTTGCGGGCGGCCCGGATTTTGACGTAGAGGCGGTGGTCGTTTAGGAACTCGTCGCGGGCCTCCTCGGGAAGCTGCTCGTAGGTGCTCTCGATGGCGTTGATGGCCTTCTCCGGCGGGGCCATGTAGGTGCGACCGTCGCGGTGAGCGAGGGAGATTTCACGGACGGCGTTCACCATCTCCTCCAGGCTGTCGAAGCTCTGCGGGTCGTCCAGGGTCGCCTTCTCGTCCAGGGCGTCCAGGGTCTTCCGGCGGCCCTCACCGATACCGGAGATTTCGGACGGTTCCTCCATCTCCTCGAACTCGTCGGTCGGGTCGTAGACGCCGCCCTCGTCGTCGGTGCCGTCGTAGCCGGGAACGTCGGTCGGGTCGCCGCTCTTGAGGGTGAAGTTCTCCGGCTGCTGCTCGGCCTGTTCGACGGCCTCGGCGGGGTCCATGCTCGTCTCGGTGGACCCGACCGTCACTTTGTCCGGGTCGGTGTAGACTTCGACCACGCCGCTCGAACTGTCGTAGGTGACGAGCGGGTCCCGAACCACCTCTAACTCGTGCTGGTCCAGAAAGTCCTGGGGCGGTCGCTCGGGGAGCAGCACGCCCTCGCCGCGCCCGGCGTCGTCGGTCGCCTCCAGTTCCTCCACGGCGTCGTACTCGTCCCACAGCGCCTTCTTCGCGGACCGGGTGAGCGGTCGGAACGGGGAGCGCACTTCTACCAGGTCGCCCTCCTCCTCGTCGGGTTGGTAGGTGTCGCCGCCGTCGGAGCGTTCCAGGGCGGCCTCCTCCAGCGCGTTCATGGCCTCCTCGGGGGAGAGGTCCGAGGCGAGGTGTTCCCGGTCGCGGACCCCGGTGTCGTTCGGTTCGGCTTCCCGCAGTTCGACGTAGTAGCGACGGTGAACCACGTCGGTATCGAAGCTGCGATTGACGCGCAGTTCCCGCCCGTCCTTCTGGTAGACCGGGCGGCCCTCGTCCACCTGCGTCTTGAGCGTCCAGTCCCCGATTTCCTCGGGGACGCCTGCCGAGTGGTTCCAGGCGGCCCGGAACTCGTCGGCGTCGCCTTCGAGGTCCTGCGAGGGGTCGTAGATGCCGGCCACGGCGTCGGTGAACTCCTGGCGCTGCTCGGGGTCCTCCACGTCGTCGCGGTGGACCGTCGTGTCGTCCAGGGTGACGTGCTCGCGGCGGGTGAGGTCCGACGGCGCGATTCCGGTTCCCTGGACGCCGGCCATCATCTCCCGCTCGCTGGCCGGAATTGGCGTGTCCATCGTGGGGCCGTAGTCGTCCGAGAACTCCGTCGTCGGGTCGTACACGTCCCCGTCGTCGTCCTCGTCGTCGCGGACCTGCTCGGCGGCCTCCTCGGGCGTGCTCGCCAGGCTCTCGCCGGGGTTGTCCGCGACGACGTGGCCCTCGTCGTTGACGGTGTAGATGGGGTCCGCGTCCTTGATTCGCAGCGGGTCCATGCCGTGCTCCTTGATGGCGTCCGAACCGTAGACGCCGCCGGAGTCGTCCTGAATCCGGGGGGCCAGCATGAGGGTGAAGTCGGCGTCCGGGTGCGCCACCTCGTGCTCCGCGAACAGCGGGAACTCCCGACCGCCGAAGAACGTGACCGTCTCGGTCGCTCCGCTCGGTACGGAGTCCAGGTAGTCGGTCAGGTACTCCGCCGAGAACAGCGAGGAGGCGTAGCCCTCGCCGGCCTCCGTCTCGACGGGGACCCAGGCGTCGTCCAGGTCGCCGTCAGCGTGGACGTAGCACTCCCCGTCGTACATGACGAGGCCCACATGGTCCGCCACGTCGTCGGCGGTGTCTACGGCGTCTGCGAAGCTCTCGAAGTCCACCGTGACGGACCCGGGGAGGTCCAGGCCGGGTAGGTCCGGTTCCTGCCGCACGCTGTCGGGGTCGATGGTCGGCATGGTCGCCGTGAAGTTCTCCCCGATGATGGCGAATTGGGCCTTCTCGTCCACCTGAAACCGCACCTCCTCGGTTTTGGTGAACAGCTTGAGGTAGTCCGTCACCCAGGTCTGCGCCAGGCCGATTACGCGGTCCTGGTCGTAGAGGCGGCCCGCCGGCTGCCGCCAGGTGTAGGACTCGAAGGCGTCTTCCCCGATTTGAACGTCCTGCATCATGACGTTCGCCGGTTCCACGAACCGGGCGGTGAGGCCGTCGGGTTCCAGGTGGACCTTCGCCTCGTCGGTCTTCGCGTCCATGACCGAGAACCAGGCTTTCGCGTCGCCCCCGGTCGTCTCCACGTCCCACCGGACGTTTTCGGTCGGGGAGTAGTTCGACGGGGCGATTCGCTCCAGGCGCTCGGCCTCCGTCTCGGGGTCGGCGTCGTCGTCGGCGGCGGCCCCCATGATTTTCGGGGCCATGAACCACTCCACGTCGGCGTCTCGGATGGCGTAGTCGGCCCACAAGATGTGCTTGCCGCCGCGCTCGCCGCCGTCGTCCACGACGGGGAGGTGGAACGTCAGGTCCGTGCTCGCCTTGCGGTCCAGCGAGAGGCGGAGCGTAGACAGCCACTCGGCGTTGTAGAGGCCGCCGGCCCCGCCGCCGTTCACCTCGGCGTCCGGCGCGGCGTGAACGCGGTCGGTGTCGCCCTCGCCGTAGAGCAGGAACGCGCCCTCGGTCGCCCCGAGGAACGCGGCGTCCGTGACCGAGGCGACGGCCCGGTACGCCTTCGAGAAGTCCTTTCCGTTGACCGTCGCGGTCGCTTCGACCTCCCGACCGGGGACGGAGAACGAGAGCGTCGGGTAGCGGACCCGGGGATGGTCGGAGGCGTCGCCGTCGATTTGGCGCTCACCGTCCGACTCGATAACGACGTGGGACCCGTTGACCTCGAAAACGATTTCCTCGGCCTTCTCCATGTCGATTTCGGCGGTCTTGGTGTCGCCGTGACTCTCGTAGTCCGTCTCGCCCACCAGGTCCTCGGGGTCCGCCGATTCCAGCGCCTCGATGCTGTCGAAGCCCAGGTCACGGAGCACCCGTTTCGTGTTCGTCCCGATGGCGGCCACGTCCCGCAGGCTGTCGTAGTCGTTCGGTTCGGTGTAGACGGCCACCGGGTCCGTCTTCCGGGTGCCTCGGAAGGCGTCGCCCCAGGCGTCGATGTTGGTCTGGAACGTGCCGGCCTCCACGTCGTAGGTGTCGAAGGCGTCCGCCGGTATCTCCACGTCGATACCGGCCACGTTCGTCTGGTCGTTGCCCCAAATCCGCATACCTCCGGGGCCGAGTTCTATCTGTGCGTGCTTGAGAGTCCGCGCAGCGGCGTTCACTACGGGTTTCAGCAACCGGGCGGACTCGTGGCGAATCTCGAAGTCCATGTAGCCGGTTCAACGTGGCTGCTCGCCCGACTTTTAGATTAGTGCGACCCCATGAATCGCCCGACGGCTGGCGGAAATTGGCCGGTGGAATTGGTCGGGCCTACCGGCCTTCTCCGGGGGCGAGAACGCCCTTAGACGGTGATTAATAAAGTATCTCCAGGCTATTTGTCGGGTTGCGACGAAAGGACTCACGCGGTCGGTGACGGCTTAGGGAACCGCCGACCGCGCTCACAGTCCGGGTCCTCGGTGGTGGCAGCCACCGGGGTACGGGCTTCGGTCCATGTAGGACAGTCCGCAACGGCGGACCATCTCGCGCTCTGACGTAAATGGGACATTACCATTAGCGTTCCGGCTGAATATCATTTAGAAAAACCGGAAGACGGCAGGACGGAATTGGCGCGAAAAGGTTTGTGAGAACTACACTTCGGCGTTCGTGGCGAACGTCCGAAGGCGTCGGTTCTTCTCCTCGCGGTGGTGGCCGTCCCACTCCACGAACTTCCGGGGGATGTTGGCCGACTCCGCCAGGTCGCGGGGGACGTGCCAGGACACCTGGCCGGTCGGGAGCCAGGCGTAGATGATGGCCCACTCGTCGGCGTCGGCGTCGTCGCCCTCGTCAGGCTGCCAGCAGGCGCGGAACGGGCTGCCGGGCCGTTCGAGGTGGAGATACCGGGCGACCTCCGCGAAGGCGACAGCGAGCGCGTTCCGGTCCTCGTAGACCTCCTGCACGGTCTTCTCCTCACTCATCTATCCAGCGCACCTCCGTTTTGCCCTCGTGGCCGTGGATGTGCTGCACGTCGTAGATGGACTCCGCGAACTGCATGGTCCGGGGCGAGGTGTTCCAGCGGTAGGCCACCACGCCGTCGGGGAACTGCACGCCGTAGGCGACGACGCCGCGCCCCGAGATTCCCGTCTCGTCGCGCTTCCGGTAGAGATACCAGCGCCGGGGGTAGTTGGCCGGGTCGCCGTCGGGAACGTCCGGCACCTCGCTCTCCTCGGCCTCCTCGGGGACCTCCTCGGGAACGTCGGCCCGCTGTACGTCAGCCACGGACCGGCACCTCCACGAACTCGTCGGCCTCCTCCTCGCGCTTCTTCTCGGCCTTCCGCTTCCCGACGGCGAACGCTCCGACGCCGAGGGCGAGCAGGCCGCCGACGGCGGCGCGTCGTTGGTCGGTCATGCGAGCACCCCGAGCAGGTGGCCGACCAGGGCCACGAGTCCGACCCACCCGACGCCCAGGACCGCCGCGAGGCCCTGGCCGCCGAGGTAGTAGTGGACCTCGCGGACCACGTACCGGAGCGTCCGAGTTGGTCGGTGCTTCTCCACGATGGCCGCCGAGGTGAGCACGGCGGCGAGGCCGAGCAGGACGACGGCCACGCTCGGCACGAACGGGAGCAGCAGCAGGCCGGTGAACATCGGGGCGAACCCGGCGGTGAAGGCGTGTACCTCGTCGTAGGTCAGGTCCTTGAGCCAGGCCCGGAGGCCGATGGGGTCAGACCCGGAGAGCGGCGGCTGGTCGTTCGGCATGACCTCGCCGCCGTCGGTGGCCGTCCCGGCGTCCTCGGTTCCGGTGAATAGGTCGGAGTCGTCAGCCACCGAACCCACCCCACTCCTCCATCGGCATGGTCCGGGGGAAGACCTGGCGGTACTCCTCGCGGGTCAGGCACTCGTCGTCCGGCGCGTCTTCGAGGTCGTCCAGCACGGCTTCGACCGTCTCGCGTTCGTCTTCGAGCACGTCCAGGTACTCGTCCAGGCGGTCCGCGATTACCGAGACGCGCTCGGTGTGGGCCTCCTCGCTGCCCTCCTCGGCGGTCATGCGTCGAACCCTCCGGTCGCGGCCATCTCGCGGAGTTGTCGCGTCCGGCGGTCGATGGCCGAGAGTTGGCGGTCGGTCCGCTGCGAGCGGAGCAGCATGGCGACCATGAAGACGACGTAGGCCGCCAGCAGGCTGTAGTAGACGGCCTTCTGCGTGTTCATGCTGCGAACGCGCATTTTAGGCCACCTCGTAGCCGTGCTCGTTGATTGGTCGGATGGCGGCCTGCGTGGCCTCCGGTTCGACCTCCTCGCCGTTGCAGTAGCGGGCGTCCAGTTCGACCTTCCCGGGGCCTCGGTCCTCGCCCTCCTCCTCGGGGTAGGACACGATTCGGAACTCGTAGCGGTACGTGTCGCCGCCGGACTCGGTTTCGACGGCGAAGCCCTCGGGCGTCGTCGCGGTGCCGGAGAGGCGGGAGACTGTCGGCATCTACGCGCCCCCCTCGTGGTCGGAGAGTTGGTCCCACGCCGGGACCGGCGTGCCGTTCACCCACTTGAGCGGGACGCTCTCGCCTTCGAGAGCGCCGATGTTGTCCACGTCGGCCCCGAACGCCTCGCAGAAGCGGGCGAGCGTGTCGCCGTCCACGTCGAACGTGAGCGGGGCGGGGTCCTCGTAGCGGGTCGTCGTCACCGGGACCACGGCTTTCAGGTCGTTCGTGAAGGCCCCGCCGTACTGCTCCAGGCGGGGCGTGCCGACGGTCGCCTGCGTCACGAGGCCGTCGGTGCGGAGTTCGTGCCGGGCGGCCCCGATGGCCTCCGGGCCGAGTTGGTCGGCGTCGTCGGGGCTGTCCCCGAGGAGCGCCCGGAAGAAGCGGCGGGGGCGTCGGGCGAGCGTCGTCAGGAGCGTCATGCCGCCCCCTCGTCGCCGGTAGTGGTTGCTCGTCGGTACTGCTGTCGGAGGGTCCCGGTAGGGGCGGGACCCGCGAAATTGGCGTGTGCCATCGGTCCATGTAGCCGGGGAGTCGCACCGCGTCCCCTGGCTACTGCTACCTGGCCGCCGGACTCTCATAAAGCTAAGTTCTGCGCTTTCAGGCCATTTGATTGGGGTATATCCGGGGTAGAGGGTCGTCACGGGGCCGAGACGGGCGGGTCGGCAGGGGTGCTCGTCGCGTAGAGGGGTCGCCTCGGCGCGGGGAGTGCGCCCCGTCTGTCCGAGCGGGCCGGCGAAGGGGATTGGTCGTCCCGAGGCCGGAACCGCTCACGGGCCGTCTGTGCGCCTCTCACGAGAGAGGTCCCGCCGTCGGGCGGTTTTCACTCGGCATACGGGGTGTTTGACGGGCGGCGGACACAGGGGGGTCTTAAAGGAGTGTCCCCGGATTCCTGGGGTACGGGGCTGCTGCGGCCCGCCAGCAGGGAGTACGGAGGTTTTGGCCGGTCCGACCGGCTGTTTCACCCACGGGGGGACTTAAAGAGGGGGGTATCTGTCTTAAAGCCATATTCGGGATTCCGGCGGGAGAGGCCCCGAGACGCCCAGGACCCGGCGAGACGGCCCGGTCCGACGGTCGGACCATGAAGAAGTAGAAGGAGTAGATAGACAGCCACCACCCCCGCTGTGCTGTTGCTGTGAAAGGAGTGTGAGGAAAACATCAGTATAGCAGCATACGCTTTACCGCCGTCGCACGCGGGCGGGCGGGCGCGGGAACAAGAGAGAGAGAGAGAGATGA